CGTTAATACGATGCATTTCTGCATTTATATTTTCTACTTTTATAATTTCATTGAAATATTCATTTGGAAATCTTTCATTATATTGAGGTAAATAATGATTTGCTCCCTTGCATACAGGTTTATTTCGTATTATATTTAAAAAATCAAAAAAGGATTCATTGTTCATTTTCATTTCATCTTTTAAATTTGTATTCATTACGTGTAAATAGCTAGATACAGCACGTGTAAATGGATTGCGCACAAACTTTATTTTAAGTACTTCTTTTAAATTATCTTTTTTAGGGCGTATATTATATTTATCACGAGTATAATTATGTATCCAAGGACAGTAGTCTAACGCTTCATTTAATAATCCAATATACTCATAAAACATTTTTGCAACAACTGTACAATTACTTTTAGGAGAAGTGTGAAATAAAAGCTGTTTTTCTTTATTATACAATATACCCATTCTAGTATTGTACAATATTTTTATAATTTGTTTTATGCATAAAAATTTTATGTATAATTTATGTTATTACCTAAAAACGAATTGAAATAATATATTATTACTATAATAAATTATATGAGGGTATTAAGTATTGATGTGGGAATAAAAAATTTAGCATTTTGTCTTTTTGAAAAAATACCTGATAGTGAATATTTCCAAATTGAAAAATGGGATAGTATAAATGTAGCAAATAAAGATGAAATACCATTATGTCAATTTATTTCTAAAAGCATCCCTTGTAATAAACCTGCAAAATTTACAAAAAAAGAGGAATGTTATTGCTTAACCCATTCTAAAAAAATGAATTATCAAATTCCAGACAATGAATTACAATACTCTTATACAAATAAACAAAAAATACAAAAATTATATGAAATCGCAGATAAACACAGTATTCCATACCCTACTGAAAAAAACCTTAAAAAGGCAGATTTACTTCATTTAATAAATGACTATATAGACAAAACATGTTTTGATAAATTACAAAACGCAAAATCAGGAGAGATAGATTTAATTACAATTGGAAAAAATATTAAAACAAAATTAGACATATTATTTCACGAATATGACACAATTGAATATGTAGTTATAGAGAATCAAATCAGTACTATTGCAAGCCGTATGAAAACAATTCAAGGGATGATTGCTCAATATTTTATTATGAGATATGATAATGTACATATTGAATTTATTTCACCTATTAATAAATTAAAAGAGTTTCAAATATCTAATGCAAAGACAAAATATAGCGAACGAAAAAAAATGTCTATTGAAAAATCTTTAGAAATCATCACAAATGATTATCGGTTTCAGAAACATTGTGCCTATTTTATTTCTCATAAAAAAAAGGATGATTTAGCAGATTCTTTTTTACAAGGATTGTGGTTTCTGAATAATAAAATAGAAAACCCCGCTTCAAATAAATAAATAACATATTTTATTCATAGTATATTTTATTGAAAATAATATATATATTATTCGTAATACTTAAAATTAAATGTTCTTATTAATGAATAATGAATAGCGCAGACATAATAGAAATTTCTGATTTAGAGTTAAATAATAAAATGGATTCTATGTTTGTAAATAAGGGACCTTCAAAATCTACTAACTTTGGTTCCGGGATTGAATTGTTGATGAATGATAGAGTAAAAGAGGGGAATGGTTCTCATACAAGTGATATTGAATTAGAAGACTTGAATAATTTAGAAAATGAATTGAATAATTTATCTGAAGAAATTGGCGGTAGTTCTTATAAACCAAGGTCTGATTTATTTAGCAGTAGAAGTGGAAGTAATATGAACGACGACTTTTCTGATGAAAAGCATACTGTAAAATTTGCAGATGATGCTTCTTCTATAGGAAAGTCCACTTCTGAAACAGAAAATCCTTCTAAAACATGGGATGGTTATGGGAAATTCAATAATATTCCATTAAATCCAGACAAACATATTTCTAGCCAACCCCAATTGACAAAAGAAGAGTTATTAAGAGAGAAGTTCAAATATTTACGAAAGTTAGAGGGACTTGAAAAGAAGGGTGTTGATATTTCTAAAAAATATACGATGGATTCTCCTCTTGCGGAAATGCAAGGTGAATACGAAACTATTATGGATGAAAAGGCCAAACAGAATTCTGTTAAATTTCAAGGCAATATGATGATGGCCATTATCAATGGAATTGAATTTTTAAATGGAAAATTTGACCCATTTGACATTAAGTTAGATGGTTGGAGTGAACAAATTAATGAAAATATTACAGATTATGATGATATTTTTGCCGAGTTGTTTGAGAAATACAAATCACGTGCGACAATGGCTCCTGAGTTAAAATTATTATTCCAGTTAGGAGGAAGTGCTATGATGGTTCATATGACCAATACAATGTTTAAAAGCGCAATGCCTGGAATGGATGATATACTAAGACAAAACCCAGATTTGATGCGTTCTTTTCAAACTGCAGCGGTTAATTCCATGTCTCAAAGTAGTCCAGGATTATCTGGATTTATGAATAGTATGATGAATGACCAAATTCCTGGTGGAGCCGGTCCTCCTCCTCCTATGGCAACTCAGGGTCCAAATCAAGTTCCACCCCCACATTATCGTCCAGGAAATAATAACTCTATGAGACAACAACCACCACCAAATTTTAATATGGGACGCAGTTCTTTTGTTGATGATGGAATTAATATTCGTGAAAATATGAGTAGAAACAGCGCACCTTCTACTAGACCAGACATGAAGGGGCCTAGCGATATTTCAGATATTCTCTCTGGATTGAAAACTAAGAATATCAATATTCAAGAACCACAACAAAAAACAAATAATGATAGCACTATTAGCATTAGCGACTTGAAAGATTTGCAAGGCGACGGTAATATGCCCAAGAAAAGCAGACGCAGACAAAAATCTGCTACAAATTCCATCAGTTTAGATATTTAAACAATTAGAGTTTGGAGAGAAAATATCATTTAGCCATATTTAATAATATATTTATTCAATACGGTATTATATACATGCCAATTATTTAGAATAATAGTTTTATTACATTGAATTTTTCTATGTACAGTAATTATTTGTTCTCTTATATATGGAAACAAATCAGGACAATAGAAATCAAAAATCGTCCCAACTCTATTTTGCATATTAAAACTAGATATTATAAGAAATTTTCTTTTATTTATCAATACAGACAATTCTATAATCAAATTATAATAATCATATATGTATTGTTCATAATTATTGCATATATCTTTTGCAAAAATGGGGTTGCAATTATCTTTTATTAAATAATGCAATTTATATTCAGGCGTTAATCCAGATAATTCAATCCAACATTGATAGTCCTTATTCATTTTATAAAATAATTTTATATATTAACATATTTTATAAAATTATACAAAAATATTACGGATTTGGAAAAAGAAGTTTGTCTATAGTAGTTCTTACGCAAAAAAGGCGATGCAGTATAATTCCTAATATGAAAAGAACTGCACAAATGCATGCAAATGAAATTTTAAAAAAATAAGAAATAATAAACGCTGCTAAAATAGTCATAACTACATCCATGATGGCTAAATTTAAAAAACGGTACGAATGAATCCCTTTTCCGGGGACACCTAAAGCATTTTTATATTTACATAAACTCATTTACAATACATTTTTATAAAAATTTATAATGTTTTACAATTTATACAATTATGATTGAATTACAAAAATAAATAACAATATATAATAAATGAAAATGATGTCTCACAATAGTATGATAAATACGTATATTGTAATGTTTCTTACATCCTTTCTTTCAGGGATTCTTTCCTCTATGAATGTGTGGGTAGATAAAATAGAAGATATAAGATTTAGTCTAAATGACTGCTACATGGCTTTGCTAATGACAGGATGGATGTTTTTATTTACAGGACTATTCTTCAAAGAACATAATGTAATATTATTCGGATTTTTTTTAGTAGTTATCAATATTTGGTGCATTCGTACTCAATTTCTGATTTCTCAAAATCAATTTTTGTTGGGGATGATTCCGCATCATTCTATGGCTATTCATATGAGTAAAAAATTATTGGAAAAGGAAAATGCAAAGAAAAATGATAGTGAAAGTGAAAATGATAGTGAAAGTGACAATAAAACAATTAAAACGTTTTTACATTATATTATTACTACACAATCAAAAGAAATAGAGTTCATGAAAATTTAATTTACCTTCTTTTGGGTTTAGCAGTTTTATTCTTTTTTGTTTTTTTGCCTCCACTACTTCTAGTATTATAAAAATTGTCCGTATCGGCTGCTTTTTGAATTACGATGCTTCTACCCACTTTTGCATTTTCTAGTTTTCTAGATGCTACATCTTTTGAATGCCAGTGAGTTGCGTAATCAGTAGTTACATGTGAATGTAATTTTTTACTAGAATCATCCTTTTTTCCACCACCAAGCATTCCCCCTAATCCCATTAATACAACAAGCCCGCCTATTACACTTATTATTATAATATTTGTGTTATTTGCCATAATACCAATATTATATATTACAAATAAAAAATATAATAATTATTTTAGAGTTTCAGTTTCAAGCATCGTCTTTCACCTGTGGAAATAAAAAGACAGGGTTAAGTAAGACAATCGGCGTTAAGAAACAACAAAATAAGCACGCCTGTTGATTTTACATTTTTTAATTATTTTTTATGCCGAAAAAATCGGCGTTTGAAATGTTAAAATGTGTATATATTTAAACCCTTGAAGATTTAAAACCGCACCTTTTAAAACTACTTAAAGAAAATTTATAAATTCTTATTTTATTATATGAAATATGACTAAACATAAGACAGAAGATTATAAAATTTCTGCTGTTAAATATTACTTAAATAATGATAAAGGAGATGGATATACAAAACAGGAAACATTCTCGTCCATGGACTGATTTGTTGTAAAAACGGATGCGGTTATTGGAATAGAGATGTGAATGGTGCTACAAATATTTATAAAATTGCTTATAATGCGATAAATAATAAAGAGAGACCAAATTATTTATCAAGAAGCAATAACTCATCAGGGTTTTTAGAAGAATTCCCAAAATCAAAATTTACACGCCTTGAAATAGGCAAACCTTGAAGTTTCCTTTCATTTTACATAGAAAGGTGCGGTTTTAAATCTTCAAGTGTGTAAACACGCATTTGTATTTCTTAATAATTTTATAATATTCATCTGTTTCGTTTAATATATCATCATCTATATAATTATTTAGATTAATATAAATAAAAAATTTTTTTTTATTAAATTATTAGATAACATCAAATTTTCACAATCACTAATAAAAATTAATTTAAAGTTTAATTCACTATTAATATTATTAATATTTTTATAAAAATTACTTATTTGGTCTTCTTCTATATCGTTTGAATCTTTACAATATCTAATAAAAAAAATGTTTTTTTTGTTTTTAATTGTATTAATTAACCTTTCATATCGCCTTTTGTATTTTTCTGTTATTTCAACTATGTTATTGTTATTATATTCGTGAATGTCGTGATGTGAAATTAATTTATCAAAATTTAGAAAATTAATAGATATAGTATTTGCAATATTTGGGAATATATAATTATCTTCAAATAAAATTGGTTTGCCTTCTAATACTTCATTTATACTTTTCATACTACACACTAACCAATCAAAAAATTGTGTTTCCCCTTTTACTAAATTATAATTATCAATGCTTTGTCTAATAGCACATGCGTTACCTGGATAAGACGAAGACAACGATATAAACATTTATTATATTTTATATATAAATACAAATATAATAATGTAAAGTACAATTGTAATATTGCAAATAAAATGTTATTTATTTATTTTTCTAGTACTATTTTTTCTATTTTTATACTTAGGTGTTTTAAGTTTTCCGCCTTCTAGTACCGATTTCTTATCTTTTGACATGTAATTATGTGCACTTTTACCTCTTTCAAAAATGTATAATCCACTTGCAATAAGTGTAACTACAACTGCTACAGTAGATAAAGTATTCATATATTATTATTATATACAAATATTTTTTATATTCCATTTTTTGGATTTTTACACATTTCAACATTTTTTTATAAATGGCATCTTATTCATTCTCTTTTGTAGCGGGTAATATATATTATATAATTCGTCTATTTTTCTATAATTTCGGCGCGTTTCTTTTCTTATTGGATATAATTCTTTTATGTCTGGTAACCCAAATACTTGATTAAATAATGGAATATTTTTCCAAAAATCCTCATATTTTACGCAATATATTGGATAGTTCTTATCTTTTTTGTTTTTTTTCGTGTAATTATTAAAAAACTCTCCTAATTTATATAAATCTTTGCGTGTATCTAATATATCTTTAAACTTAATAGATTCATCACACTGTATATGGTTTAAATGTTCGGGGTTGTCAAATCTACTTAATATTGCTTTTACCGGGTCTTTATACAAATAAATTACTTTATAATTTTTCAATTCCCTTTTTGGTATAATAGAATCATTAAACCATTCTCCATATACCTTATTTTGTGTATTTTTTTCTCCTACATAAGTTAATTTTTTGGGTGGTTTACGGCTATGAATGTGTTCTACATTACCAAATTGTCTTAAATAATCGCATAACATGTAAGACCCACACCCACCATAACTACATACATAATATGTCATATTTTCATTATATAAATGTGAATATTTGATTTTATTTGGATTTTCTTTTTTAATACCAAAATAAGAGCGCACATTTATATTCATGACACGAATCAACATAAC